CACTTGTGCATGATGGAAGTCAAAGACTTGGCTTTGAACAAATGACATTCATCACCATACACCACATCAAAGTTTTCAAAAAAGCTCTTGGGCATCTTGTAGATGCTCTGCCAGGTGGAAATCACAATGGGTACGTTGGTGATTTTCTCTTTGCCAGAATAGATGCGAGTGCAATGCTCGGACACTTTCCAATCACTGTCTGTGGCGTAATCAGCAAAGTCGCCATACATCTGTTCCACCAAACTGGTGGTGGGAACAATGATGAGCTGTCTACGATTGTGTTGCTGGTGCCATCGAATCAACGTGTAGATGATGAGGCTTTTACCGCTGGCTGTGGGAGACAACAGCAATGTTCGATTATGTTTTACAGTTTCTTCAATGGCATTTCGTTGATAATCACGTATGTCAACCGGTTTGCCATTGGAATGGTATTTCAAAGAATCTATGAAGGTGGTAATGCCTGAATTATCATTTTGAGAATGACAATTGTTTATAAACATATAACCATTTCTATTACAAAATTCCTCTACATATTTTATCAATCCTACATACAATTCTTTGGTGAACAAACTCAACAAACGAATTTTGCCATCCCAAAGTTTCGCACGATATTGAGGTGTGAATTGTGCTCCAGGAACTGCGAATGTGAAGAAGTCATTCATCTCCAGCAGAACATCAGGTTCTGCATCCACACGAAGATAAACTTCATCTTTTTTACTGATGGTGACCTTGCTCACATTCCACCATTCGTGAACTTGTACCATTCAATAGCAGACTTCACATCCCAGGTTCTGCTGTTGATGCTTTTCAGAATTTGTTCCAATTGGTACAATACCGTTTTAATGTATTCCAATTTATCCATACTTTGAATGATATCATCATCTGAGGTCATGAATTCATCCATTTCATTCTTTAGAGGTTTATTATTTAGATATTGTGACCAACCTAATTCTGTGAGTTCCTCTTTGGACAACTCACCTCGATAGTACCGATATTTCAATTTGCGTAAACGAAGATAATCAGCTTCAGCCTTGCGATATTGCAGGCGAACTGATGAAAGCATATTTAGATATTTGGCGTGTAATTCCGGAACACGGGCAGCGGCTCTACCTAAATTGGTCTGGTCCACCTTGCAATCTTCTGCCCACATTTCTTGTATCTGATTCAATTTCATAACACCTCATCTGTTATAACATCATTAAAGATACAATTTTTTTTAAGAATGTCAAGCCCGGATTAATGGTTCAATTGTGAACATTCTGTATTTGAATGTGGCATTTCCCACAAAATATTGTGTGTTACCAGATGATACATCAAAATCCAAACCTGATAATGAAATTGGAAAACAGTCTATGAAATTCAATCGCACAATGGGATTGTAGTTTGAATCCAATACCATCAATACCGCATCACTATATTCAGGTAGGTCTGTTGTACGTTTGATGGTTGGGTCAGAATTCACAGCAGGAGTGCGAAAAGATTGTTGCGATACTCTGTTTTGAAATTGTCTGTGACTTTCTGGAAATCCTAATCCTATCATCCAATTGTATAGTTCCACATAATTGGCCATATCTTCTTGAATCATGAATCTAATGGTCAACTCACCAAAATCTAATTTTTCACCTGGCTTTGGAATATTAATAAGAGGTGTGGGTTGTATTGCCACACCCAATGACATGGAAGGGATATTGGCTGCCTGACAAAAGTATGTTACTTTAGGTAGACTTTGAATTAAAAAACGAAAACCGTTTGGACGAAGATAATCTAATTCATCAGGTTGACGATTGATCCATGCTGCTTCGGCGATATTAGTTGTCATAGTTTCACCTATATTCCTTGACTTACACTTGACAATGTAATAAACTTACTATGTCTGGGATGAGTTAATAATACTATTTATCATAGCCTATATACTATCTACTCCTGAGAAAGAAAAATAGTATATAGCAAAGGATTGGGAGAGACCCGAAAGCCTCTCCCTTTCCTTTTTTATTTGCTACTTCGATTATAGAAGATTTGTAACCTTCAAACGACGATAGTAGTGGTTACGGTTAGCAGTGAATGTGTCTGCATCTGTTGTGCCGTCTGCCTTGACAACGAACGGATTAGCAATCATGCCATAACGTGTCTTGAATCCAATCTTAGGTTGGAATGAAGATGGGTCGATGGCACGAACCATTTGGAGGGGAACGTATGGGCAGTAGAAGATACCTGCGTCATATGCTGTTGAACCCTTGTAACCTACAACTACGAATTGTGAGGCTGCGTTTGTGTTGGCTGAGTATGGATCAATGAACACCTTGAAGCGACCATTCAATGTACCTGCGAATGTGTTGCCTGTGTCATCCATTGAGATACCATCGTTGCCTGAAAGAGCTGGGGTGTAATCCAACTTGCCAGTCATTGCTAGAGCTGCTGCAACGTCTGATGAGCAAACGATGAAGTTACCGCGACCGCGACGAGTTTCTTGTGCGATGACGTTGGCATCACGTTCGATTTGGAACATCAAGCCCTTGAAGCGTTCCACTGACCAACGACCGTTTGAGTCAACATCAAGGTCGAATGTACCTGCTGTTGCTGTTGAAGCAGCACCTGCCTTTGCCACCTTGTAGATGGTACGAATCACTTCACGATTCATTTCAGCAAGAATTTCTTGTGAAAGAATGTTTGACAATTCGCTTTCTGCATCAAGACCATGAATTGCCTTCAAGTCTTGTGCCAATTCCACAGTGTATTCGGCCTTCAATGCACGTGACTTGGCTGTTACTGTGGTCTTCTCAATTGAGAATGCCATTTCACCGAATGAGCCGCCGCCATCAGTACCTAATGCTTCAGCAGCAGCTGTTGTTAAGCCAGTACCTGTTGTGTAGGCGCCGTCAACTGGGTTTGAGCCAGCGTGTGTGCCTGTGCCTGCGAAGTCGGTGTCAGCTTCGTTGAATAGAGCTTCTGTACCGTCTTGTGTTGAATAACGTGACTTCATGGCGAAGATAAGACCAGTTGGACCTGTCATTGGTTGCACGCCAGCGACATCATAAGCCATCAAATTTGGTAGTGAACGACGAACCAATGAGATAAGGATTGGATCGTAACGGTCAATGTTTGTTGCACCTGAGTCAGCAATGTTGTTGACTGGAACTGCTTCGAAAAGAGCTTGCTTTTCTTCGCGTAGTGCCTTTTCTTGGTTTTCAAGAATAACTGCTGTTACGGCCTTCTTGTAGCTATCTCTGATAGCTGGTAGGGACTCATGTTCTAGAACTGGAGCCCACTTCTTTTGTAGTGATTCTGATAAAAACATTTACGTTCTCCTGAGTTTTTGTTTACTGTTAAACGTTACTATTATTTATACAAGCTTTATTTTCCAAATGTGTTGCGTGAAAGCATTTCTGCATACTTAGCAACCGTACCTGATACTTCTTGTGTTTCAACTGCTTCTTCTGTGATTGGTGAAACAACTGTTGACTTTGGGAAATAGTTATTCTTGATAACTGAAATCTTTTGTTCGAACATTGCTTCGTTTTCAAATTCCACTTCTTCAACTAAACCACGAAGTTTTTCAGCTTCGGTTCGTGCTAAGTCGCTGGTTGCCTTTGTGAAAGCAACTTCACGCTTTGCTTCTGTAAGTTCTGTATTAAGTTCCACAGCCTTAGCCATTGATTCATTAACCTTTGCAGTCAATTCATCAATTTGTGCTTGCATCTCACCAAGAACATCATGTTTTTCTTCTGGTACTTCAATGTAGTTCTCTTGGAACAACACCTTGAGACCAGCGATGAAATCTTCAGTTACTTCAGTGCGTAGACCTGATTCAATTGCCACATCGTTATTTTGCAACCATTGTTGTGCCACATAAGAAAGATAGGCATCAACCTTTGATACCATATCTTCGTACAATGTTGCCACAGCTTCAACAGCTTCTTCAGCAACGATTTCTTGCATCTTTTCTACTTCATGTGTCACACGTGCAGTGACCACAGCTTCAAACAATGAAGCTGCCTTTGTTTTGAATTCTTCTGAAAGGTCTACTTCTTCTGCGAAAAGATTTGCTACATCGTTGGCAAGTTCTTCTCTCATACCACGAAGCATCCGACCTGTCTTAGAGCGAGCTGCTTGAATACCTTTATGACGCTTTGCAGCTTTTTTCTCAAATCCAGGCTGACGCTTCATGATATTGTCATGAGTTTCTAAATCTTTTACAGCCTTACCCTCATAACTTCTTATAGTGGCTGGAGATAGTTCATCAATTTGTTCCACTTCTTCATCTTCTTCTTCATCGTCATCTTCATCTTCTTCTTCTTCATACAATTCAACGGCTTCATATTCTGCCTTTTCTTCGTCAGAAAGAGCATTGTATTCTTCTTCTGAGATGAATTCTTCTTCAGTTTCTTCAATATCAGTTTCTTCAGTTTCTTCCTTGTAAACATTGCCCTTTGAAGATGCTTGATTGATTACTGATGAAGGATCAGCAACAACTGTGTAGTTAGGAGCGGCGCCGGCACCTGATTGTGTTGGAACAGGTTGCTTCTTGGCTTTGCCAGCTTGTGCCTTACCTTGAGTGCTTTGGTCTGTTTCTAAATCAATAGATGCATCCTGTGAAGAACCTTGCTTCATGGGAGCATTTTCTTTTGGACCTGAACCAGCTTGTAATGAATTCACTGGGTTGGTTGGCTTTTCAGCATTCACACCACCCTTGTGCATCATTTGAACTTCTGGTGATTGTGATGAACCTTGTGATGGAGCCTTATCTTCTTTATTTTTTCCCATACCAGGAAAGGCTTCATCGAGTTTTTGTGTCATCATTTCTCGAATCTTGTTTTCTACTGACATTTAATATCTCCTGTAGTTGTTTCAAAACTTTATATTATTTATACGAGTTACTTCTTTGAAATGCGGTTTAAGAAGGCTTCGAAAGCACGCATCTTCACTTCTTGCAGTTGTCGTTGACTGGTTTGTTCAATCAGCTTCTTGGTTTCATCAATGTTCTGATAGGTCCAAGAACCATTTACAAATAACCACTCTTTGTTTTCCATGATGCCTTGTACGAAGGCATCAGGAGCTGAAGGATCAGCCACAATGTCAGCAGCTGTGGCAAGATAGAAGTCATTCTGCACTTCATTGATACCATCTTCACGTTCCTTCAAAGTGCCCATACCACGTGATGATACGCCGAGCTGTGCACCACCTTCAATCAATCCCCGAACAATGTTGCCCATAGGGGTGTTCAGAATCTTGGCACGACCTACATAGTTGTTGCCATCTTCTTTCAATGAGGTGATGATGTGGGATACTCTATCCAAATTAATAGTTGGACCTTCTGGATGTCCCAGTTCACCAAAGGCACGATTGGATTGCACATATTCTTTCATGTAGCGTGCCACTTCCTTTTCCATTACAGGCTTGGTATAGATTCTTTTGTTTCTATTGGCAATTTCTGTTTGTAGAAATACACCCTCTAGATATAAATCTTTTGTGTTTTCTTCTGTGATGACTTGTACTTGT